TACTTGCTTGGCAAGAGATTCAAACAATTGCTTGGATAAATGCAATCTAACTTTTGTATTATTTTTCATCTAGAGTTATTTTTTAAATTATGCTCCAAAAGTTACACCAGTTGGTAAGATGTTGAAGTCAAGTTGGATGAATTCTGCAGTTCTAGTAGGCTGTAAGTAAATAGCACCTACAAGAAGATTGCGATCTATCACATCAGGTGTGTTATTGGTCTCGTCCATTACTACGCGGAAGGCATAAAGACCTTGACGCTGTTGAACGTAATCAAGATATGGGTTAACTTGAGAAAGGAAGCGATTACGTGTAACGGCTGTATTCTGCTCGAATACAAGAGTCTGTGCAATTTGACCAATATACCCTTTAAGAGCGATCAATAGACGACGTACGTTTACTCTATCAAGTGCAGAAGCACGAGCTTGTAAAGTTTTTTGTCCGTATACTACTGTACCTTGGCCTGGGAATACTGCAATTGGATTTACTCTTCCAGTATATAATGTATTGCGCTGAGCTACAGTAAGACGTCTTTCAGGCTGAATCACAGTTGGAAGACCTCCACGGTTAAGACCTGCTGGTGCAAACCACTCGGCAGATACTTTATCATTGTATTCGTATACTCCAGGAATAATCACAGAAGCAGGTACGAAATTTAAGCGACCAGTTTCGATTGAACGAACCTGAACCCATGGCCAATAAGTAGCACCGTAGCTGTTGTCGTAAGACTGAGCAGCAGTTGTTACTGAATTGATGGCTTGATTGTATCCAACCATATCTACTACTGCAATAGCATCTCCACGGTTCTGAACCATGCTAAGAAGGCTACTAACAATAGATGTTGCATTCTGATTTGTGATACCAGGTGCATAAATTGAGTCGTATACGTACTGATCTTGGTTAGCTAATAGATTGATTGCAGTAGCGTAGTTATCAGGGAATACACCTTGAATATTTGTGGCTGAGTTAGAACCTACAGAAGCTACAGTTGGGATTTGCTCAAATAAATTTAATGCAGCTAAACCAAAGCATCCATACAAAGGACCTACTGCACCACCAAAGGCACCGTTTTGAGATCCGCTTCCGTTTTGAGGAATAGAAGCTGTATAAGCAGAATATGCCTGACCTTGTGGATTTAAGTAGTTAGGTGTAGGCAGGTTAACATTCTTAACGCGTACATACAGAGATGAGTTAGGATAGCTACCTGTAATCTCTAAATACTGCTGTCCGTCGCTATCGGTTGCTACAGTCTGTGTTTGATCACCGATTACGTAAGCAATGTAGTTATTTTGATTTGGATCTAAAGATAGATTAGTCCAAGTCTCAAGTACTGTTTGGTTTGAAGTATAGTCATCACCTCTTCTAATAAGGAGTGTAAATACGCCAGAAGCAGAATCGGCTTGAGTTACTTGCCATCTAACATTGTTTGCGGATCCGGAAGGAAGTATTCCGTTAGTTGCTGTAGTTGCACCTGCGTTATTGTTCATGATGGTACCTACTGAAAGGGTCTCAAGAACAAATGGGCTTTCACCGGAAATGCCGCAAGGGATGAGTGAGGATGAAGCTGCGCTATATGAGCCGCTAGCAACTCTTGTCACTAAAAGGGAAGTACCTCCCTGCTGGAAATAGTTATAAGCAGCTTGAGAGGTCAAATATTCGTAAGTATTGCTGTTGGAAACAAATGTAGTTCCAAACTTAGCTTTATACTGAGAATATGAAGTTACGAGGGTTGGGATATTAGGCTTTCCTACTACAGTTGGGCCGATTAAGGCGGCTCCTACTGTTACCGGACGCAAGACGTGTAGCATCTTGTCTGTTGTTTTGAAATTCTTGTAACTCTTCTGGAGTAAGTTTTTTGATATCCATGTGTTTATTTATTTTGTAACTTTTTTAGTCGCTTTTTTGCGTGGCTTTTTAGCTTCGGCAGGCTGTACTTCAACAACAGGAGTCTCTACTTTAGGCTCAGGCTTTACGAAAAGACTCTTTAACTTTGCAAGGATGGTTGCGAGTATCATATTTTAGCTGTTTAGTAATAAATAGTACCGTATTTATGGGATCTAATATATAAATATCGAATAAACCTGCAGAACTATGTCTTTATATCTTCTTCTTTCTTAAGACCGTATGTAACCCATCTATACCATATTCGTTCGTGTATATAGTACTGAATTGGTTTGTAAACGAGTTCGGCAACACCAAACGCAGCACCGATTTTAATTGACCCAGAAACTCCCCACATTATTACGAATCCAATCAAGGTACTCAAAACGCGATAACTGATGGTTTTCGCTATATGTCGTTTTTTCTCTACTATCATCTTATTAATACTACGTCACCTTTCCAAATAACTTCAGTTGCTTGGCAACTTATGTGGTGTTTATCTACTTCTTGGTTTCTTAATGAATCCCAAACCGTATCTCGAGTCGTATGTACAGGTAGTTGAAATATAACATTACAACAAATGCGCTCCTCTCCATCAATCAATATTCTCCAAAAGTTATGATTATCTTTACATTGAGTGTTCCACCTTACCTTAACGTCTATCATATACCTGAATTTCTATTTAAATTTATTGCAACAGCTCTATCTACGTTTGGCTGTTCAGGATCACGGTCATTTATAAGATAACGAGTTCCTCTACCGATTCCAAAAACTATTTGATGATATTTTACCCCTAGCTTTTCTAGTTCTTGTTTTGTAAACACCTCTAGTTCAGGAGGACGAGCAGTTGTTATTACTATTACCATCGATGTCAACAAAACACGTAGGAAACTTCTTCATAGCTTACCTTCAGCTTTCATTTGCTCGCGGATCTTAGTTGCGGATATATCGTGAATGTCTTGAGGGGGTACGTGTTCAATAACATCGTAACCTACTCCACGGCCTATATTAATTGATTCAATATCTGGAATCTTCATGATATTTAGCTTACCCTCTTCTACAAGATCTTTTAACTCGATAGATAGATTCATTAGAATTTCTTGAGCCGTCCACGGGTTCTTTTCACTTACAGGGACGTCGCGAATACATAGCAACACTTTCTTTCCTTCTTCGAGGGCTTGATCAATAAGCCAACGATGTCCAGGATGCCAAGGTTGCCATCTTCCGATAAACATAGCCCACTCCCCTGATTTACTTTGTGCTTTAGCTAGGTAGTTCTTCATTAGTATAACGCTTTATTGCATCAACACATTCTGATATTGATAGTTTAGACGTGTCTAAATGTAATATACGTTCTTTTTCTGGTAATTCAAAATCTTGAACGTGAAATTTTTCTCTACCTCTTTCTCCTTCGTAGGTTAAATACACCCATTTAACATCGTCGGTTAAACTATTAAGGTAGTTGCGAGCCTCTCTATACGGATATACCAGTGATAGAATAATACCGTCGCTTCCTATACTATTTAGGTAGTGCGCAATGTCGCTAGCCCTGTTCAGGTTCTGAATACGCCCTTTCCTGTTGAAGCTTTTATTTTTAAAAATTTCACGTAGCTCATCTCCGTCAATATTCCAGTATTGACTGAAGCATTCCTCTCCTATAAGCTTTTTTGCAAGCGTTGATTTACCGCAATGCGGTTGTCCAAATAAAACTATAATCAATGTTTGTAATTGAAAGTATCAAAAAACCAATTAAAATTGTTGTATATCCATTCAGAGGTATAAGTACCTAGTATCTCTTTTGAATCGTCAGGTAGTGCTCCTAATTTATTTCTGATGGTATGATCTCCGTAGATACCGTGAACGGTATCGTCTTCGACTGTGATTTGAGGTATGTGATTAAAGTTATGTTGAAAATAAGGTATTTCAAGATATCGGTAGATACTCTGCATCATACCTTCAGGATTGGTACAGAGGTCTTCATACCTAATGATTAAAAAGTTTCTAGCTGTCTTATCAAGGATTGCTTGATATAATTTTGGTATAGCATGTCCAATTGGGTGACTTACGGCCCACTGTTCGACTCTCTGCTGTGTAGTTAGTCCTTTTAGTTTAGCATTATCTATCTCGCCCATGTCTCTATCGGGATTAGCTCTAAACTTTTTTTCCATAGAAGCAAATACTGCTCGTAAGTCTCTAACCATGTAGAGTACCTTTGGATTGGGGTAGATATTATTTACTAATGAGTAAATAGATCCCCAGTTTCTATTTTTGTCTAGAATGTAAGGTTTATCAGTAAGATTCTCTACATACCCTCTTAATCCTTCTCTGCAAAAAGCATAGAATCCATCACGCCACATATCCTTATCTCCTGCGTATGCCTCTTTGTTGCCGTTATAACCTATTCTAGCGCCTAGAACTAAATCAATCATTCCTGATGTAGGTGTTACGTGGAAGTCGGAATTTTGGCCTATAAGGTTTTGTAGAAGCGTAGAGCCTGCTCTCGGTAAAGAGCTTTGATAAAATATTGTCTGTTTCATGATTAAATATTACTAATTACTTCCTTGATATCAAATACATCTTCTAACTCCATATAAGGACATTCGTGTATATTGTTTTCAAATTGAAAATCAAAAAGGTAAGATCCTATAAGCTGGTTTGCTCTTTTAGGTAGTTTAGCAGTAATATTGTTATGTAGGTTATACCCGAATACAGTCGGTGAAGTACCTATCCAAAATACTGTAGAAGGTAGTTTAAAAGCAGCTGCAGCATGTTGAAGACATGAGTCGATTAAAATACGTTTTTGCGCATTAATTAATATAGCAAATAACTCAATACCGGAGTACTGCTGATCAATCCTCTCTACTCCTTCAAGTCGATACCCGTCAGGTCTAGTTATCTGGAAGATATGATATTGATCTTTGAATTTGTTAACAATAGTTTGCGCTAAATCTTGGGGAATATCTCGGGTCCAAGAATAGCTATATTTCTGTCCCTGTAGAGGTCCTCCACTAGTTTGTATGACGATTGTTGGTTTTTGCCTTAACCAAAGACCGATTAGTTGTCTCTGCACAAAGTTAGCATATACACTTGGTTGCTGTTCTGTATAAGTGATCTCTAAAAGATCGCACCAGTTTTCAATAAGATGTTTTGATTTAGTAATATGACCGGTTTGATTATAAGGTTCATGTCTACAGACAATTACATCCTTATTTTCTATATAATCCTCATAGAAATAAGGCGCTTGAGCTAGATTATAAACCCTATCAATGTATGGATTGTTTAGAAAGACTTCCGGATAGGATACTACCATTATGAGTTTACGATCAGGATAAGCTTCTTTCAAGTCTTTACATAAAGCTGTGGCTGCTATATTTTTACCTAGTCCGCCCTGAATATGCCAAATAAAATATTTATTTGATTTTTTAGATTTAAACTCTACTACGCTCTCTTCATGTTCAGGATTGTATACGTAACCTTGTTGCATATTAAAATATTAATTCTGTTAAATTTCTTTCATCTCCGAAACCTACTGTAGGTACTATGTTGAATGCAAGACTATGTCTGGGTTTATCTGTTTTATTTATAGGTACCGAATGGTTAAGATAGGAAGGGAAAAGAAGTAAAAGACCGGGTTCGAATATTATTGAAAATTCATTCTGAGAGTATTTCAGATTTTTTTTCTTGTCTACCGTTTTAGGTAGAATATACGATACGTTAACTGCAGCGGCGATCTTGTGAAACTTGATAGCTGGTGTTTTTTCTACTGTAGGTCCGTAATAGAATACTCCTGAGATCAGTCCGTTAGGATGGGTGTGCATCGTATGATGTTGCCCTGGTGCTTTTACTGAGATCCACGACTGTCCGAATCTATACTCGGAGTAATCGTATCCAAGTTGATCGGCATACATCTTAACGTTACCTAAAATAAACTGCGCTAATTCTTTACTTTCTGGTCTATCTAAAATATAACTGTCTTTAGACCGGTAACCGTAATTATCATAATCAGCGTCTGTACCCATATCTTGCTTATCAAAAAACGATATTACCTTGGAAAAACCAGGCGGTATCATTGTTGTGTAAACAGGGATCGGGAATAGTTCTAGGATTTCATACTTAACTTGCATAACGCCCAAATATTATCTCTGAAATTGTTTCTTTGTCTCCTAGTGTTCCTTTTGTTAAGGCATTTATGCCTAACGCTTTCCTTGTTTTACTAGTTCTATTAGGGGGTACACCGTGAGTAACATAGGATGGAAATATAATAAAATTATTTCGTTGTGGTATAAAATAGATTTCTTCCTGAGAAAATGGATGCTCCTGGTAATCCTCCTCTAAGGAAGGTTCCATATAAGTTCTATATTGAGATCCTGCTTTCTTACTAAAACATATTGCAGCATCTCCTGGTTGATGATCAAAATAGAATACTCCTGCAAGGAGCGTATTTGGATGGGTGTGCGCTTTATGAAATTGACCTGGTTCTTTATAGGTAAGCCACGACTGAGCAAACTGTAATTCTTTATACCGGTATCTCATTATATTAGTTGCAAACTCTCTAAAATGAAACATGAAAAAGTCTGCAAGAGGCTTACATATAGGATGATCTATAATATAACTATTTTTTGAAATCCAACCATAAGGACTGTTTCTTCCGTCATTCATCTCACAGCTATCGAAGTACTTTACTATCTCAGTAGTATCTTCTTCATAAGTTGTTACGTAGAGCGGAATTGGAAAGAGAGGAAAAACATGTGATTTACTCATACTACTTTAATCTATGAAAACTTTCAATATAATCAAAATGATGCATAGCTGTTGGTACTGTCTCTGGTAATTTTATAGGTCTTATTTCTTTAGATACCGGGGTATAATATTGAATATTTCGTGCTGCGGTAGTTTGAGCAAGCATCATCACGTCGTAATCGTTTTTGATTAAATCACAGTAAGCATTAAGGTCTTTCATTGCTAAAGTCCAATCATCCCACTTTACCTGTTTTTGATCTATCCAAAATGGAGTATCAAACCTATGACAGGTTTTATACTGATTTAAAATAAAAGTTGTCCAGAATTTATAAGCTTTTTTAATTTCACTGTTTGCAAAAATTAGAGCATTATTATTATAATTTCCGTTATACTTTACACTCTTATCTTTGAATGCCTGGTGGTAGGTTTCAAGAACTCTCTCTAATACTACGGTAACTGTACTAGTTAAAGCTAAACCGGGGGCATCTAGAGGTTCTAAAAATCCGTTAGCCATTCCAATTGAACAACTATTAATTTTAAACGTCTGCCTGTTAACCCGAGGTCTAAAATCAACTACACTAGGTATAATAGATTCATCCCCTATATCCGTTATAAATTCATTTATCGCTTGATCTACGCTTACATGGTTTTCAGAAAAAGTATAGCCTGTCCCTATTCTTTCCCATGTTGGAGTAATCCATCTCCACCCGTATTTCATGGTCTTCGCTACCGTGTAAGGGTGAAACTGCTCTCTTTTATTTGTATAAGGAAGTGGGTAAACGACAGCTTTAGTTGTCAGCAAAACATCTCCTATACTATCGTACTGTTCGTTAAATACATTCTTTACTTTTAAATTCTGGCCTGTTGTATTTATATAATAATCAGCCTCTACTATTCTCCCGCTTTCCAACATCAAATTTGGAATATACCCTTGTTCTATAAAATTAACCCGGTCAACAGTATCTGCTATAAACTCTACTTTAGAGGATTTAAATGCTTGCTTTTTTAAAAATTCTATATACTGACCTGCATCAAAATGGTACGTATTCGGATATTCGTTTTCTAACTCCATTCCATAGTTCTCTGGAAATACGTTATTTTTACCAACTACTTCATTCCATATTGTGGAACCGTAGATATCGTGTATGAATGTTTCAGGGTCTTTATTACCTAGTAACATTATATACTTTCTTGCAGATAATTTAGTTTTTTTAAAAGGTATCTCAGACTTAAAAAAATGAATCCAGTCGTGCTTACTCCATCCTTTATAATATACTCCGTATTTTACAGCTGCATGCGATTCTCTTATAAAATCTTCAAGTTTAACATTAAATTTTGTATGTGCCATAGGTAATGTCAATGTAGTTGACTCACCTACCCCAATGTGTGGTATTTTAGGGGAACCTATTATCGTTACTTTCTCTACAAAAGAAAGTTCTTTTAACTGATTACCTACCAGCCATCCACTAGCTCCTGAACCTACTATGCAAATATGCATACTAAAGTATGTTTCTAAGTATAATTGTTAATGAAATTCCTATCCAAAGAGTATTAAAAGCAATTAAGGTAGGTAAAGATTTTCGCATACTAGCCCAAATAAGAAGAGAAGAGGTTATAAGTGTAAAGAAATGTAACCACCAAATCTCCTTACCGAAAACTAGTCCCGGTACGATAATTAAAGCTTTAGCCATCCAGGCTGCAAACTCTACTGTATTATAGTCTGTCCAATATTCTTTTTTAAAGAACATTAAATATCTTTCTAATATTCTTCTATAGCCTATAAGCCAGTATAAAAATCCTACAGTGAGTACAAATACAGTTATTAATATCATTTTTTAAAGCCTAACTTTTCCCAAATAATTTTGAAAGGACAGATTCCGGTTAAAGCAGCAAGTGGCAGTAAAGTTGGCGGTAACCACAGTACCCAACTAACATTGCTGAATCCTGTTAGCCAATTACCGAGGAAAACAACAAGTCCAATTGATAAAAAAGTCATTCGTGCTGATGGAGAAGCATCTCCGAGATTGAATAGTTTCATGTGATTTTATATTTTATTTGTTAATAAACTCTTTAGGTACAAAATTGAAGGCTATTGAAATTCTCTCTTGATTTGATTCGTTTCTTTCGACGTGATGCTTGACCCAGCTCGGAAATAGGTAAAAAGTAGATTCTTGAGCCGGCTTGGTAACCGATAGAGCATTAGACATTGTCTGTTCTCTTTCGACTTTACCTGTCATAAAGAATTCCATGTTGTCTCCCCTATGTAGCACTAAATCTCCCATGTTACTCTGGGGAACTGATACGTAGTATACTCCTGATAAAACACTGCTTTGATGATCGTGTATTAGGTTATAATCGTGATGTCCGTTAATGTTAATCCAAAAATTACCTAATTGCAGATCTTTGATTCCAGTATATCGAGCACAAACATCATTTGCAAATACTGTGAGATCGTTAAATAACCTTTCAAGAGCTGTAGGTATAGGGAATAGCAGTTCGCCGCTATGCCATCCTCCCCTATTTGAGATAGTAACTCCTGGTTTCTGTCTACGTGTCTCTAAACAGTACTGCTTGATAGATTGATTGTCGATTCCTGATACGGGACACTCCCATACAGGGGTTGTAAACCAGAGTTGTTCATAAACTTTAAATTCCATAAAATATTTTTTTACCTAAATGGGCGTCCGCCTGTCCAAAATACCATACACTTACGTTCTCCTCTAGTAATTGGTCTCACCCTATGCATACAAAATGCTGGAAAGCAAATAACATCTCCTTTTTCTCGCGGGACAATAATAGATTCTTTTCCGCCAAACCAAATTTCAAAATCACCGCCTTCGTAGTCTTTAGAATCAGAAAGTTGAATAGTGGTGGCAATTTTTCTCTTATTAACCCCTAATGCTCCAACATCCATATGCCAATCAAGGTGTCCGCCATCGGTTGGATAGATGACATAATGAATAGGGTCGGTTACAGTATCAATATCAAAGTGAAATAACTTACTATTTGCTTCTAATACTAAAGGAAATAAAATATCGTAAAGCCATTTTGTATGTGGGGCTGGATTTAGATAGGCAATATCTCTGTTATTAGTCTTGTAAGAATCCGTATCACTTCCTAACTCTCTAACCCCTGTTCTACCTTTAGAAAATTTATAATTCGATTTTACCATCTCATCTAACTCTTGAATCATTTGATCGTTAAATACGTTCTTGAAATAGTAAAAAGTACTCCAGTTAGACTGAGGTTTAAAATCATTATACGGTTTTAATGGGAACATATATTTATTTTTCTTGTCTATCGATCATAGTATACCATCCGGTTAGTATATACTTTGTTTGTGAAGGCGAAGGAACACCGCGATGTAAATACATCCAGTCGGAAGGCCAAATAACCAATTTACCTTGTATAGCAGATTCAAAGTGATGTTGATAGTAGAACTCTGTTTCACCTCTGTCCGTGATAGTGTTTAGGTATAAGATCCAAACTAGATACCTAGTATTACACCTGTTAGTAGCTCTTTCACAATGCCATCCATAAAAACCTTCACCTGGATCATAACGTTGTAGATTGAATAACGAACTTATTTGTAATGGATCTAAATTAGAAAAAGCTAAAGAATGCCTATCTCTATAATCTCTAAGTCCTCTTTCTAAGACATCTACTAACGAGCCTAACAAGGTACCCCATACAGGGTGATTCCGGTATTGGGGGTGGAAGGTAATATCAGTAGACTTTTTAGCTCCCGTTGAAGCGGTACCATCAGGGCCGTAGGATACTCCAGGGCGCTTGTCTTCTGATGCTTCAAAGGAATCTATAAAAGACTTACATAATTCCGGGGAAAGGGCATTTTCTTTTCTGTAGAAAAACATAACTGTTAGGTATTTTTACTCTATTGCTGGGAATCGGCTTGTTGAGTTAGTTGTTGACGAGTCTGTTCAAAGGTAAGTAACGTATTACCTTCTGTTTTTAGTCTCTGAAGAGTCTGTAGAGGACCTACAGCATTAATAACTTCACTGGGTTCGCTATTAGGGCTTAATGCCTTAACTCTATTTTCAAGTCTCAATCCCAGACTTTCAGCCTGATGTGTATTAACATTTCTATCATCGAAACTTCCGTCGTTAAGTTCGGTCTTAATTTTAGACCAAGTCTGAATTTCTCTTACACGATCGTGAGCTACTTGTTCCATACAGGCTTTTCCATAAAGATTCTGATCGAGATCAATCTGAATTTCCATGATTTCTAGCATATCTCCTTTTAACTCTGCTTCTTTCATTTTACGCTCGAGCTTAAGTCTTTCAACATCGGCCCTACGCATATCAAAAGAGAGATTCATCATTGCATCAAAGTGCGCAGACATCTCTCTAACAGATTGCCAGTATTTAGAAGCAGGAGTTGGGTGCTTGGCATCATTGAGAACTGATACACGCATTTCCGTTTCGGTACGGAAAATTTGCTTTTTATTCCAGTTATCAGCCAGTTCTTCTTTTAATCTTAAAACTTCTTTTGCATCTTCCGGTTTGAGAACCGCTAGAATATTCTGTAAATCACTAGGGATAGCTAATTCGTAACTCTGTTTTTCTTGATTTTCACTCATAACAATATTTCAATTAATTTAATATAATAACTATTTTTCAATATTACAACTCTTTTTATGGAAGAGTTATAACTATTTGTTTTCCTTCAGGATCAGTTACTCCAGCGATAGCTGCGTCGATGAGAGCTTGAGCCTCATCTCTGGTCTTTTCTACAGCATTAGTGCGTGATGCCCAGGCTTCATTACTTTCAGTAGCCCAGACATTACCTGGATAGCCTGCAATATGTGATCTTTCGCTGTCTTGGTGAGTAATGAACCCTTTTCCGGTGTTTTCTGCTACAAAGTATTTCATTTTTTTTGCTTTATCAGTTGTTAAAAGTAGTTAACTTAATCTTATTCTAATGAGGCTTCCACTTCTATAAAGCCCTCCGAGCGGTATTCCTCCGGTTGCTGCTTCGGTATCGTCTGCAAAATTTAAGCTAGCGGATACAGCGGATAGAATTACGGCTCCTGATGAAGAAGAATAGTCGAAAGTTTTGTTAAAAGCGAAGACAGTAGCTGCAGTAAATTCTTCTGTACAACTACATTGACCTGCTGGTACATCTCCTCCCATAGCAAGAGCACAGGATGTTATACCTGCTCCACCTGGATTTCGTCTAGCTGTAATCATAGCAGCTTTCGCCGACCACGATGTTCCGTTGTACTCTTCTGTACAAGTTCGTGCGACTGAACCATCGTAACCTCCAAAAGCGAGGCCTGCATTCTGCGTACCTGCACCTCCGAGGCTATTTCTAGCAGTAATCATTGCACCGCCTGCTGCCCAGGATGTTCCATTATATTCTTCTGTACATGTAACGCGAGCACCAGTAAAACCTCCCATCGCAAGTCCGGCGTTTTGTGTTCCTGCTCCGGCTAGACTAGTTCTTGCTGTAATCATTGCACCGCCGGCTGTCCAAGAGGTACCATCATACTCTTCCGTACAAGCTAGTAGTGCAAAAGGGGAAGCTGCTAAGGATCCTCCCATCGCAAGTCCGACGTTTTGTGTTCCTGCGCCTGCAGGGCATTGTCTAGCACAGATTAAATTACCTCCTGCAGACCAGGATGTCCCGTCGTACTCTACTGTACAACTACTGACTCCGCCTGGCGTATTTCCTCCGAAGGCTGATGCAGCATTTTGTGTTCCTGCTGCTGCCATACTGGTGACTAAGATTGGTAGTCCGCCGCCTCCTGACCAGGACGTACCGTTATATTCTTCGGTGTTTGTAGTGAATGGATTTCCTCCAGCTAAAAGACCGGCATTCTGCGTTCCGGCTCCTGCACCAGCACCTCGGGCCGTGATTAAAGCACCGCCTGCAGACCAAGCGGCAGGTCCTGTTGGGCTACCGGCGAGATAGCAGAATCCTACACCTCCTGTATGAGTTAGAGAGCCGGAGAAAGTTACGGATCCGGTATTTATAAAAGGGCCTATGTTGGTTTTAGATCCGGATGTATTTAAAGAGCCGGTAACTATCAGGCTTCCGTTTACAGATCCAGTACCTGTGAAAGGAAATATTGTTATCGCGCTAGATGCACTGGTGGCAAATGAAGCGCTTAAAGCTATCGAAGCGGTACCGAATAAAGAACCGGTTGCTGATATCGCTCCATTTGTATTACAGTAGTTAAAAGTTCTAACTGCTTCAAAGTAAGGAAGTATGAATTCTTCTGTACAAGAAAATTGTGGAGCATTACTACGACCTCCAAAGGCTAACCCTAATGCTTGTGTTCCAGCTCCTGCAAGTTGATATCTAGCAGTAATTAATGCAGCGCTCGTAGTCCAAGAAGTTCCGTTATATGTTTCTGTACAGCCTGCATTTCCTCCTCCCATAGCTAAACCTGCGTTTTGTGTACCTGCGCCAGCGAGATCAGCTCTTGCTGTGTTTAAAGTACCTCCTGTCGCCCAAGACGTACCGTCGTATTCTTCAGTTACATTTGTTGCACTAGGGTTAACACCGCCAAAAGAAAGACCGGCGTTTTGTGTACCAGCTCCTGCGAGTTGACGAACAGCAATAATTAAAGCACCGCCTGATGTCCATGTTGTACCGTCATACTCTTCTGTAATCGACTGTCTGGGATACGAACCTCCAAATGCTAGAGCTGCGTTCTGACTTCCTGCTCCTGCTCGTTGGCTGCAATCACTAATCATAGCACAGCCTGCTGTCCATGTGTTTCCATCGTATTCTTCTGTACAAGTAGTATAACTTCCTCCAGCAGCAAGACCGGCGTTCTGTGTACCTGCTCCTACTGGGTAGGTTCTGGCGGTGATTAATGCACCGCCTGCTGTCCACGATGTTCCATTATATTCTTCTGTACACGCTCGAATTGTAGGGGCACAGTAACCGCCGAAGGCTAAGCCGGCGTTTTGTGTGCCTGCTCCTCCCAAGATCCATCTAGCAGTAATTAATGCACCGCCTGCAGACCAGCCTCCGAATGTACCGAGGTAACTGAACTGTGCGCTTCCTGTTACTATAAGGCTTCCGCTAGTAACAAGTGATCCGGTTAATATACCTACATTTGTTGCAAAAGAAGCTGTTCCTAGAAGAGACCCGGTAGCTGATATCGATCCTGATAAATTATCGTAAATAAATGTTGATGTCATTGCTACTGTCGGGTCGGTCACACTAAATTCTTCAGTACACGATAATACAGCAAAAGGGCTTATTTTATATCCTCCAAATGCTAGAGCTGAAGTTCCTGATGCTCCTGCACCCCTTACGTAAATTCTTCCACAAATCATAGCAGAAGTGCTCGACCAGGTTGTTCCGTTATACTGTTCGGTACAGTTAGAAGTTGTATAGCCGGGAAAATTACATCCTCCAAATGCAATAGCATCATTTTGTATACCTGCACCTCCTAGCGTATATCTCGCTTGACTTAATGCACCGCCTACTGCCCAGGATGTTCCGTCATATTCTTCAGAACAAGCCATAATAGCAAACGAAGGACTAGGTGAAGCGCCAGCAATCGATAGTGCGGCGTTTTGCGTACCAGCTCCGGCTGCTGCAGATCCACCTATAATCATTGCTCCGCCCGCCGTCCACGATGTCCCATCGTACTCTTCTGTGCATTGATATGCACCAAATCCACCGAACGCTAAACCGGCGTTTTGTGTCCCTGCACCTGTACGTAAGCACGACACGTCAATCAAAGTACCGCCCGCTGTCCACGATGTTCCGTCATACTCTTCAGAACATTGTTTTGAAGGGTTCCTACCTGCGAAAGTAAGACCGGCATTTTGTGTACCTGCTGCTGCGTTTGCACACATGAGGCCGATCATTGCTCCGCCCGCCGTCCACGATGTTCCGTCATACTCTTCTGTACACTGGTAGACAGCACCAGGAGGTCCGTAACCTCCAGCGGCTAGACCGGCATTTTGTGTTCCTGTTCCAGCACCACAGCTTCTGGCTACAATTAAAGATCCGCCTGTTGACCATCCGGAGAGGCCCGGTATAAGTCTGTTATAAGCAAGTAGCATGCTTCCTGTAACTACTACAGATCCGCTCACAATCGCAGAACCTGTAAAAGGGAATGGATTGACATTAGCGACATACGATGCAGTAGCGGCAAATGAGGCGGTCGTAGCGTTAACTGTATATGATGCACTAGTGGCAAATGAGGCGGTCGTAGCGTTAACTGTATATGATGCACTAGTGGCATATGAGGAGCTTCCAAACAGAGAGCCTGTAAGTTGAGCAGAGCTACCGGAAGTTATTAACTGTCCGGATATAGTTACGGAATTCCCTGTAAAAGGTGTAATATTATTTACCTTAAGAGTACTCATTATAGATTTGTTTTATCAGCTAGAATATTAAAGAAATAAACAATCGTATCTATAAATAGTACCATCTTAAGATAGAAATCTAAGAACGAGTAATGTTATTTCTAATATATAACTGAGTATTATGTATTCTTTAAATCATTGATTTCTTTAGTCAATCTAGTGACTTGCTCTTGCAATTCTTTGATTTGTTTTTCCTGGGATTGCAAGGCTTTAACTACAAGGGTAGATATCTTAGAATACTTGATGCCTTCTACTTCGCCGTTTTCATTCAATTCTACTAATTCTGGAATTATACCCTGTACTTCTTCTGCTATAAAACCTATATCATACTTTGGTGTATTTTTCCAATTGAAAGTTACAGGACGTAATTTATAGATAGCGTCTATTGGTTGCAAATCTTTAATATTTTCTTTATACCTTAAAGCAGACGTCTCAACAATACTCTGTGCAGTTAAAGTTGTACTAATTCCTGTGAATGGAAATATTGTTTCTGCCCTAGATGCTGAAGTAGCAAATGAGCTAGATACTGCGTTTAGGATATATGAGGCTGTAGTTGCATTACTTGCAGTTGTTGCTGTACTAGCATTTCCTAATAGAGATCCTGTAAAGCCTCCTGTAGCACTTATACTTCCGTTTACGATTTGATCACCGTTGAATGTATTGGATCCGGTCGTAGCTAACGCATTAAAATCATCTATAACAAGTAAACTCGAACTTGTACCTAAATTAATACTGCCGGAAATAGTGTAAGGGCCTAAAATTAATGCATTTGTATTATCGGGTATGTTTACATCTCCAAGTAAAGTTTGGGGATTCATGTAAACGCTTGAGAGAATGGTTACAGGCGAGCCTGTTACAAAAAGACTGCCGGTCAATTGTAAACTACCGCTCATTATAGCCGAGCCTGTAAACGGAAATATTGTTTCTGCTCTAGCTGTTAATGTTGCGTAAGATGCAGTACCGAATAAAGATCCGGTTGCTGCTATATTACCCGTTGTTGACGAATAGTCGAATGTTTTTACTGTTGATACTGTTGTAGTTGCTGCATATTCTTCTGTGCATGCTACTGCGGATGGGGCCATTCCGCCAAAAGCAAGTGCACAAGAGTTTGAATCTCCAGTTCCGGCTAGATATTGTCTTGCAGTAATCATAGCACCGCCTACCGTCCATGAGGTTCCACTATATTCTTCTGTACAGCTAACTCTTGTGTTGGTATACCCTCCAAAAGCTAGACCAGCGTTTTGCGTACCTGCTCCTGCTAATCTGAATCTGGTTGTTATTAAAGCACCGCCTGACGACCATGATGTTCCGTTATACTCTTCGGTGCAGGATACTTGAATGTACCCTGAATTCATACCTCCGAAAGCAAGTGCTTCGTTTTGCGTACCTGCACCTCCTAGTGCGAATCTAGCAGTACTTAAAGCACCGCCTGCTGACCATGAAGTACCGTCATATTCTTCTGTACAAGATTGTACACCAAAAATGGTAACTCCACCGATGGCTAAGCCTGCATTTTGCGTACCTGCACCTGCTAGCTCATATCTAGCTGTTGATAAAGCACCGCCAACGGTCCACGAAGCTCCATCGTATTCTTCTGTGCATGCTACCCCGCCCGTTGGACTTCCTCCAAAAGCAAGAGCTGCATTTTGTATTCCTGCTCCTGCTAATGTCCGTCTAGCAGTAATCATTGTACCGCCGGCAGTCCAAGATGAGCCATTATACTCTTCTGTACAAGCTCTAACTGCAGGGGCGAAATATCCACCAAATGCAAGACCTGCATTTTGCGTACCTGCTCCTGCTAGGAAGGATCTAGCAGTGATCATAGCTCCTCCTGCCGACCAAGCTGCAGCTCCTGCTACTAGTGTATTGTAAGCAAATCCAACGCTTCCTGTCACACCTAGTGATCCGGTTGCCTGTAAAGAACCGGACATTTGAGAATTATCGCGGGATACTAATCCGCACCTGGTTACAAACTCGTTAGCCATATTATATCATCTCAGTTCACTTTCCCTGAGATAGGGGTTTTGTATATAAATAGTTATACCTCTACAACTCTATACTTTCTATTGGTTGGATCGGCACTTTCTAACTCAAATGCTTTTGCTTCTGCTTCCATAAGGGTCGGGTATTCATATACCGGATCGTTTGGATTGAGACGTGCTACCCAAATTTGATCATTACCTGGAATAAATTCCATTTGTACTTGATACATAAGCTTTATATTAATCTGTAGGTTGTTTTCACCGTCCAAGCAGATGTCGTTGTTGTAGCTACTAGCTGGGCGTTAGCACCTCCTACTTCTACCTTCAACGTAATATCAGAAGTACCTCCAATATCAAGTGTTGAATTATCTGTATATTGAACGCTTGCACCATTCCACACCGACATTACTGTACCGGCCCTAGCATTTGATCCTGATGATACTGTGTAATCAAAGAATGCAGCTGTATATGACCCTGTATTCAGGGTTATGATAGCTGTTTCTGCCCCGGCCGGTGCTGTTCTTGCTCCTGCAGAGTATAGTGAAGATGAGATGTTAAATACGGTAGCATAGCTTGCTGTAGCAGCATAGGATGCCGAAGTGACACTTAGTGAACTTGTAGATTGATAGAATAATTGACCGGTAGACGTATTATAGCCTACGATATTAGTTTGATCAACATTAGTCAGGCTTGCGGCCAGAGATCCAGTAATAGATACCGATCCTGTAAACTGCTGTGTATCACTTAACTGATTACCGAACCTGTTACTACCTGAAGAATAAACGATTGAAGAAGTGACAGTCTGTACAACGAGGGTCTGTGCCGTAATTGTACCTGTAATAAGTGCATTAGAGGCGGTAACGTTTTGAGTGATTGCTGCAGATCCTGTAAATTGATGGATATTACCGTCAAACTTATAATTACCGTTACTGTAATAGTAGCTGTTTACACCAGGATCATAGAGTGCGATTGATTGATCGCTGTTAGCGCTATAAAGACCTGCTTCTCCTGCAGTTATTCCAGCTCTAGCACCTAAATAAACGCCGTCTACGCCTAATGGATTAACTTGTATCTGTCCGGAAGCAGCACCTCCGTTGATTGTTAATTGATTTGAGGTGTAATTCCAAGTAAAATCATTTGACCCAGTTACTGCGCTTCCTGATTTATACAATATCCTTTGATCACTTATTGAAGGTACAAAGAAGTTATTTCTAATAGTAAAGTTATCTGCTGAAGAGGCTGTAGCTGCATAAGATGCAGATATAGACTGTAATACATAAGAAGCTGTTGCTGAACTAATTGCTCTAGATGCAGAAGTGGCGAAGGAGGCACTACCTACGCTTAATCCGCTGGATCCGGTACGGTAGAGTTGGCCGACAGCTGAATCCCAGATCAATACATCTGTAGACGGAGATCCTTCTGCTAGGTTCGGGAAATATACCTTAGCTTCACCGCGCAAGTCTACTTGTGCTCTTACGTCCCCGAGAACATCCAGACTGTAAGAAGGTGCGTTAGTAAATAAACCTACGTAGTTATTGTTATTTGGGTCTTGATAAAAAGCACTACGGCTTAATGCTGTATTTGTTTTCCAAAGAGCTACGTAATTTGTTGTACCTCCAGTTACACTTGATGCAGAAGTCGCATTCAAGGCATAAGAGCTTGAAAGGGCATAAGACGCACTAGTTGCAAACGATGCCGATACTGCGTTTAGTACGTAGGAAGCAGTTGTTGCTGTAGCTGCATTTCCTGAAATAGAAGCACTGATAAAGGATGCGTTAATCCATTTTGCTTGAGTTGTACTGTAAACTAGAGGTTGGTAATCAGTTGGTCCAGATATGTTAACGTCAGACAGGCCGGATAGTGTTTGTGTTACTACTGATCCTCCGCCTCCAGATCCTCCTACTTGCCTAAATAGGCCTCCGGGGTAGATTGTAAAAGTACTAGGGTTTGTAAATACACCGCTACCGTTAATTACAATAGCTCCAAGGTAAATAGCATTAGCTGCTGTATTTGGTGCTTCAACAAACGATTCAAACGGGATGTTTGCAAGAGCATCATTTTCAGTAGCATAAATGGCGTTACCGTAGTAAACCACTATTGCTTTAGTTACACTATTAGGGAACCAGAACACTCTTTGAACAGACCAGTTACCGGCGCCTACGTTTGTTAAAACACCATTATTAGAATATTGAGTTGGATCTACAGTTGTAAAACCAGCACCAGCATTTGTATTATAAACCCAGCTAGATCCTGATTGATAGTATCTAAATATTTTAGATATATTAGTACCAGAGTCAACTGTATAATAAGGTTCATTTGGATCTATTGTGTAATTAGACCCAGGTGCATAAGCAGTACCGCTTCCTACTATTAAACTTCCTGTACTTGATCCACTAGGAGATAAAGTATAACCAGATAATTTTAATGGTCCAAATGCTCTATTAAATACATTTTGTGATTGTTCAAAACCATATGCTACAGAAGGTTGTGTTTTAAAACCATTAATTGTAGATCCGTTTTGGAATAGTACGTTACCAATGTTTATTACAGTATCAAATTGGCCGTTAGAGAAAGGTGTTCCTTGAGCAAAAATGTTGTTTGTTGAATCAATACCAACAAATGCTTGGTCATAAGATGCTGTAAAAGGAGCAATACTAGCTGAAAGATTAGGCCAGTTTAAGTATTGGACTGTAGGGTATGGATTATCATTTAAACTTGCGTTTAAATTAACTATAATACCGCTACCACTTGATATCTGGTAAACTGTGGATGATTGTGAGGTAATTACACCGCCGTTTAATAAACCTGTGTATAAATTACCTTCTAACCAACGTAAACGAGTTGTATTACTATATCCAGCTCCATTTTGAGAGAAATATAAGTCATTTGTAGTTCCACTTACATAAATGTAAGAGGCAGATATTGATGTGTTTATATTTGTTGTTACTGGAAGGAATCTAGTATAACCTGTCTGCTCTATGTCACCAAAAATATTAATAGTTGGTGTTGAGGCGCCTTGAGATCCTGATATAGTCAGGCTTCCAGATAGCGATGTATTACCTACTAGGTTGTTATTACCTACTTGAGTAGTAGATCCAGTAATATTTAAACTACCGGTTAATGTTGTAGATCCAATTAATGTATTTGATCCGCTAGTAAATAAACTACCAGTTACTGTTTGGTTACCAATAAAGACATTTGAACCGCTTGTACTTAACGAACCTGTTAATGTGTAGGAGCCGGTAAGTTGTTTTGAATTAATCCAAACACTACCGCTCTTAATAAGTAAATCGCCGTATGAAGATGTTGTTGTGTTATCTACTACATCGTGAAGTTCTCCTATTTCATACCCATTATCGACCTTAACGAAAATTGATCCTACTGTTGCACTAACTCTTTCTACGTATCCTAGTCTTACACTATGGCTTGGGGCAGTGGGAGGTGTCTGAGTGTAGTCCCCTGGGGTAGAACTGAGGAAAACGAGCTTTCCTGCTGTCAATCCTAGGGTGTTTAGCTTTCTTAAAGGACCTTCAGTAATTACCCATCCTGTACCTCCTGCAGCAATAGTTTCGGCAACTAACCCTAATGTTCCTGCAGAAGAAGGATCTCCGGAATCGTTTGCTAATTTGACGGCAACCCTGTTTCCTTGTGATCCGGAAATATAGACTGCCTGTCCTTTTGTCAGAGTGGTTGCTTCTGCATTATATACATATGCATAAAGCGTTTCACCGACAGAGTACTGTACGGTTCCGCCAGCTAAACCTAATTGTAATGTTCCATCTCCACTATCCCATCCTAGCCTTCCTTCTGCAAGTGTGTAGCTAGCTGTAGTATCGAAATCAATATAGTCTACATTTTGTATAGCTCCTGATACTGTAATATTTACGGCATAAGAAGCAGTCTGTGCGTAAGAAGCACTCAATACGCTACTTGCTCCATAAGGGCCATATACGTTGGATGCAGTAACAAAAGAGGCAGTAGTAGCGTTTAACGCCCAGCTAGAAGTACCAAACAGTGATCCTGTAAAGGACTGGGCATTGACGTTTGTAGCTACTACGAGAGAATTCAGTGATGCATCTGATCCACTGACAATGAGTTTTTTCCAATTTGGCATACTATATTGTGACAGTTTCTTCTGCGGTTAGATACATACACTTATGCCGTGTATACGCCTACTTCCCTTACCGGGCCAACAGTGCTGTCCTTAATATAAATAGCAGAGAATCAGGGAAGCTTAATATAGTAATCCTGTAGTTTTAACACGAGTTCAAAGATTTTTTGAACGTGTTCTCCTTTAAAATGAGATTCTCGAACGAGATTCAAAAGATGCTCAACTTCGTCTTTTTTTAAATTTAAAACAGGTAAAGGAGCCGGTTTGGGCTCCTCTACGCTGTTGTTATTTACAGTTAGATTTCTTGCGTTAAACCCCATAACTATCTTTTTTAAAAACCTATTAAGAATAAATCCAAATTGTTTCATCGCTTCCTACGAATATATTACCTTTTGCTACATACTTAGCAGGTGCTGTGGTTGGATCTCCGCTAGCTCCCTCTACTACTGCTGCCATGAATGCATCAGGTGTGAAAGATGAAAGAGAAGCGTTGAATGATCCTGTTACAGCCCATCTTTGGGTTCCGTTATCGAATCCGAATAGCTCTCCTACGTCTTGAGTTGCTTGCTGTACAACTAAACCTCCATCGCCGGGCGTATTTGAACCAGAAGCTAAGAGGATGAATCTATCTTTGATCTCTAAGTTAGTTGTATTTTGGAAGCTAGCAGTACCAAGTACAACTAAGTTGTTATTAACAGTTAGGTCGGTTACTTCAACATATCCAGGTAGTCCGATAGTTACTGTTTGTGCAGAAGCAGTAACGTTGATCTCATTGAGTGTACCTGCAATTGTTAATCCTTGGTTGAGGAGATCAACAGTGGTAAAGGTTGAAGGTTCTGTAGAATAAGAACCGGTAATCTTCAAGGTCGTTACTAGTCCGGTCAACTGAGATCCGTCGCCTTTGAATGATCCGGTAAATGAACCGGTTAGGCTTGAATTAGTTCCGGTCAATTGAATTGAACTAGCACCGCTGACTACTGTTCCGTTATCAGAAAGACTGGTATTTGCAAATGCATCACCGGTCCATTTTGTAATCTTATCAGTTGTTAAGCTAGAGGCTCCAGATACTGCTACAGTAGCAGTTGCACCACCGTCATAAGTAAAGGCTGTAATACCAGTACCTTGAGTTAAATCAGGTAGGTTGGTAACTCCTACGAATTCGTGTTATTTAATTGAGCAGCACCGCTTACTTCGATTTGCACGTTTGTACTACCGTCAAAGCTAAATGGTGCAATACCTCTACTTGCTACTTGAGAAAGACTTCCAGTAGTTCTTAGAGCAAGAGATGCAGTAAGTGCTTGTGAAGCGCTAGCAATGCTATTCATTCCTAGAGGACCATCAACACCAGAGCTTAGGATATAAGAAGCAGTAGTTGCAGTAAATGAACCGGTTCCTTGATAGAAGAACTGGCCAGTTGCTGTATCGTAAGAAACGATGTTAGCTTGGTTTGAATTACTCAGACCAGCTTTCACCGATCCGGTTACTACTAGCCCGTTATTTGCTATTCTGAGACTATCTAGTTCGGCTGCACTACCCGATACTACGACTTTTTTCCAATTTGCCATTTTGATTTAAGGTTTTACGGTAATAAATAGTTATTTTTAGTCCAGACCTACGTAGAAACTCGTAGAAGTAAAATATAATCCCCCATTTGGTGCTGTACCGGCTGGTGCTACTGAATGAGTTGCTATTTGAACTATACTCTGACTTACAGTTAATACAGGTTGCTGTGTAGTTTGGTTACGTACATTAAACAGATTGCTATATATGTCGAAAAAACTAGCTGTATTTATTGTTAAGTAGTTAGCACTACCTGATCTTACAGTTACAATATTGGTTTCTCCTTGTATTGCATTGAAAATCGTAGAGCCGGTTACGAGAAAATTACTGCCTGTAAATATCAGATTTACAGAAGCGGAGGCTGCGTTGGTAGATCCGTCTGATAAAATCACTCTACCTGGACCTGGATTGGCAATAGTATCAAAGCCTACACCTGGTGAACCTACAGGAATGAATGCGAATTGATCGCCATCATTAGGATCATTACCTGCTGATGTTAACTGCGATACTCCGTATGTTTCGTAGCCGGTTTCAGGTGGAGTAGTGCTAGTAATTTGTAATAACTTGTAAGTACCGCCTTCGGTAAGGCTAACGAGTTTAATTATAGTACCTACAGTAAGATTATCTAAGTAGCCAGAGAAACTAACACTTGGATTATAGGCAAAATTATCAAAAGATGCTGAATTCGGTGATGAGGACCATACTGCATTGAGTCTAAAGTAGCCGGGGCCAGGATCTACTCCTGTTAAGAGACTTGAAGTGTATCGCCATATAGCTAACTGTGCGCCAGTATCAGCACCGACTAGTAATCCGTTAACGAATAACGAACCGGTAACATTTGCGCTACCTGTTACACTTAAACTGCTGCTAATTATAGCTGAACCAGTGAAAGGAAATATTTGAGCATACGAAGCGGTAGCTGCAAATAACGAATATGAAGCACTTAATGCATAAGAAGCGGAAATTGCGTTTGAAATTGAACCGCTAAAGTATGAAGCAGTACCAGCATTGAGGGCATATGATGCTGTGTTTGGAACTAACGTTGATAAGTTAATTAAGAAAGTAGTTCCGTTTCCTTTTGTAAAAGTAATAGAAGGGTTGGTGAAAGAAGCGGTTAAGAGAAGGGATCCGGTGTCGCTTCCTGCAGCGTTGAGTGCGTAAGATGCTGTTATAGCGTTGAGAGCCCAGCTAGAAGTACCAAATAAAGATCCAGTTGCGCCTGCAAAAAACACTACAGAACTAGAAAACTCGGCCGATCCGGTAACCCCTAGGCTGCCGGACATTATAATGTCGCTACCACTTACTCCGTTCAACGCATATATAACCCTTTGGAGCTGATCGGCTTCAATTATTTGGCCGGGTGATATACCCGCGAGTGAAATAGTATTGGCCACGCCTAAGAAATTTGTTTATAAATAGTTAATTCCGCAACAATAAACAACCTGGCGTTACTGGACCTGCTCGGTGGTAAACACTATTTTACAGATATTGTAGGTCTTTCCAGATAGCTGTGCGAGATATGCATTCAGTGAATCCGGAATCAAATAACCGTTTACAGTGAGATCAAATTCAGTTCTTACAAGTCTATCCTCACCTTGCTCGTAGACTTGGGCGTCATTAAACGTTTCAGTCTTAGCGAGAAACTGAAAAGAATCGGGGTCTCCCCAGTAAGAATTAGAAGCAAAGTTAACTGCTTCAATTAATTTGTTCATTTGTTCTACAAAGTTAGTCCACATTATAACAGTATAATTTACAGTGACATAGTCAGGAGTTACTACTACTGTATATTCTCTCTGCGGCTTTTGATTTTGTAGAACATTAAAGTTATCGTATATATTCTTTCTAGAAAAAGGCTTTTCGTAGAGCTGTACATTTTTTGCAGCATTACCGTCAATCTTATTTCCTAGAGTACGGTTTTGAACTACTGAAGATCT